ATAATCTGAAGAAGATACTATAATAATTGTAAGTATTCAATAATAAAAAGACTACACTTGGTAGTCTTTTTTGTTTATTATATAAAATTTAAAATTTCATCAATGTTTTCATATTCAATATATGATATTCTTATTAGTTTTATTTTATTATGTTCTGCATATTGATTTTTTATTTTATCGTACTCAACCAATTTTTCATGTGAAATTATTCCTCCGAAGTATTCAATTGGTTCGTAATGTTGTCTTCCATCATATTCGATTAAAATATTTTTATTCTGAAGATAAAAATCAAATTTGAGTTTTTTATTATTTTTGTTTCTACAGTCATTGAATGTTTTTTGAAAAATAAATATAACATTTTTTTTCTTTAATATTTCTTTTATTTTCAATTCTCCTTTTGATTCATTACAATTGGGACAACCATGACCATTTAAGTGTGAATTTGCTAATTGAGAATATTTTCCATGTATTGGGCAAATTATATTAATTTTATGTTTATGTGAGATATAATTTGTTTGAGAATAGTCATATTTATTATGATGAAGTTTATTTGCTTTTTCAATAAAATTTAATTGAGATAGTGTTCTATTTTTTTGAAAATTAATCTTAGCACATTTGGGGCAATTTGCACCATTAAGATGATTATTTGGTTTTTGTTTAAATTCACCATGTAATGGGCATATAATAATTACTTTTTGGTGTGAATTAAAATATTTAACTTTTGAGTAATTATATTTGTTTTTATGAACAACAATTGCTTTTTCAAGAAATTTTTCTATGGTCAATCTAACATTTCCTCCACAAATTCTACAACCATATCCCAATAAATGTGATGATGGTTTTTGTTTAAATTCTCCATGAATAGAACATATAATTGTAATTGGAGTAGTTGCATTGACATAATTTACTTTTGAATAATTATATTTATTATTGTGAATAATATTTGCTTCACCAACAAATTGTTTAGTTGTTTTATTTTTGCCAGAGCATGAAGGACAACCTCTTCCTCGTAAATGACCAACAGGTGTTTGCTCAAATATTCCATGTACCAAACAAATTATTTTTACGGGCGAAGAAGCATTAATATATTCAACCAATTTATAGTTATATTTATTATTGTGTTTTTTATTTGCTTTATCAATGAATATTTCAGTGTTGTATTTTGCCATAATTAATTATTTTAGTATTTATCTATAAATACGTAAAGATAATATAAAATGTCAATATTTAGATCATATTTCTTAAAATCGAATACTTTGATAAGTACCAACCTTACCAACAATTCGCAAAATCCTGTAACTGAAGTATCATATGGTACATCAGAAAAAGAATTGAGCAGATTTATTTTTGATGTTGATTTAGATGATATAAAAGCTAAAATTGCTGACGGTTCAATAAATCCGAACAGAATTACAAAACATGTATTGCATATGACCAATACGATTAGATATTCACCAGATCGTCTTGGTAAAAGATCATATCTACCAAATATTAATAGAGCAAGTAGTTTTGATCTTCAATTATTTAATATTAATCAGAATTGGGATGAAGGTAGTGGATATGAATTTAATTATAGTAAAAATTTATTTCAATTTAGTTTACCCAATCAACCACCGAATTCATATTATGTAAGAAATGGAGTTATTTTGTCTGGAACGACAGGTAGTAGTGGCACTACAATAACTGGTGTTACAATATTATATAATACTTCAGAATCATTAGATTTTGCACCAAATGTAGGAATATCTAACTGGCTTCAAACAAGCGGAAATACTAATTGGACAAAAGCTGGTGCATATATTAGCGGTGTAACTCAAATTATAGGTGGTGAACATTTCGAAAAAGGTGATGAAGATATTGATATTGATGTTACTGATTATATAAATCAAAGATTATTCGACACTGGCTATACAGGAACGTCAGCATATACTGGTAGTTCTTTTGGTTTAGGTATTAAATTTCCCGATGAGTTCGAAGCACTTGAACCTGAACTTAGGCAAGCTGTTGCATTTTTTGCAAAACATACTAATACTTATTATGAACCATATATTGAAACAACAATTGATGATACAATAGTTGACGATAGAAATTATTTTTATTTAGATAAAGATAATGATTTATTTTTATATGTTAATATCGGTGGCTTTCAACAGAATATAACCGTAAATAAAGTTGAGATTTTTGATCAGGATGATAATTTAGTTACGGGATTTACAGGTAGTTCAATAGTTAATGTAAGTAAAGGTATATATAAAATTGGTTTAAACATTTCTTCAGCAATATATCCAGACGCTGTTTTATTTAAAGATAAATGGTCACTAACTGTTAATGGTAGAAATACTGAATATGAAGGTGAATTTTATCTTATATCACAACATAAATATTACGCATTTAATAATTCCAATCAATTTAATTTTGAAAACTACTTCTTTTATTTCTGGGGAATTGGTGAGAAAGAGAACATTAGAGCAGGTGTAACAAAAAAAATTAAATTAACTATCAAGGAACTCTATGCAAATCAAAATAATTTCTTACCTTTGGATATTGAATATCGCTTGTTTACAACAGTAGGAAAAAAATATGAACTTGATCTAATACCATTTACTTCAGTGAACAGAACAAATACAGGATATGAGTTTAATCTTGACACATCATGGTTAATTCCACAGGATTATTTCTTGCAACTTAGAATGAAGAATGGAAATTATTATGAAAATAAACAAACAGTTTCATTCACTGTTGTTTCTGATGGAAAATTAAGTACTGTTTGTTAAGAAAATTTCGGTTTATTTTTAAAAATCCTTGTATTTATAATAAATAAATAATACATTTGTATTGCAATTTTTATATTGAAAAATAATATTACTGTAAAATTAAATTAAAATGAATGAAAATGAAAATGTGACAAACGCTCAAGGTAGTGAGTTGTCAAAATCGAACAAAGAGTTAGCCGACTTAACAAAAAAACAATCAGAACAAAAACGTAGAACAGGTCAAGAAATGCTAAAAAAGTATTTTGTTCCACGTAACAATAAAGAACTGTTTAGAATTCTTCCTCCTAAAACTGGTAAAAAAGTTATTGAAGAAGCATTTTTTCATGTTGTTACCACTAATGTTGCTGGTAAAAAACTCAAACATGGAACAATTATTTATTGTCCTGCTCACAATGACCCAAGGGTAAAAAAGGCAGATAAAAATGGTCAGGTTGTATTGGATGATAAAAATCTTCCAGTAATGATTCCTGCTCCATGTCCATTATGTAAAAAATCAAAAGATTTACTTGAAACACAAGACCCTTCAGTAAAAGGTGTTTCGAAAGAAAAAAGTCTTACTTTAAGTGCTGCTGATAAAGTTATTTATGAAAAAAATAAAAAAATCTTTTTAGAATCAAATAGCTGGCAAGCAAAAAAATTCTACATTGTTCGTGGAATTGATAAAGGTGTTCCAAGAGATGGCGTTAAATTCTGGAGATTTAAACATAGTTTTCAGAATACAGGTACTCTCAACACACTTCTTCCTGCTTTATATGATTTTAATGCAATTAATCAGACCGATTATACTAATGTACAAAATGGTACTGATTTAAGTATTTCTACGGTTGAAACTACAAGCAATAATGGTATTAAATATAGAGCAATTGTGGGAATTAGTGCTCGTGGTAAATCACCTCTTAGTGATGACATTGTTGTTATTAGGGATTGGCTTAGTGATGACATTACATGGAGAGAAGTATTTCAACCAAAAAAAGCACCAAATATTACGGCATATCAATTTCTTGAAATGATAGTGGCTGGCATTAATCCTTATTGGGATGATACTGATTCAAATAACAAACGTTGGGTATTTCCAAATAATCCAGAATTAGAAACACTTGCTAATACTCGTACACGTAATCTTGATGCTGATAATAATGAAGGTTTCGAATATGCTTCTGATGTGGTTGATGAAGAATATTCATATGTTCCTGTTACTGTATCTCAGGTTAACACACCCATTTCTAATGTTGAAACATCAGTAATACCTTCAACTGAAAATGCGGATTTACATGTAATTGAAACTGAAGAAGATCAGGAGAAAACAGGAAATGAATATGATGATTTGCCATTTTAGTATGTAATTGAAAATCAATTAGTTGTAATAGAAATGAAGAAATGCATTAGATGTGGCAACGATAAGGAATTGAATGATTTTTATGTCCATCCTAAAATGAGGGATGGACATTTAAATAAATGTAAAGAATGTTGTAAAAAAGTAGCAGACATTAGAGAAAAGATATTACGAAAGAATTCTGAAGAATGGTGTGAAAAGGAACGATTAAGAAGTATAGAAAGATATCATCGTTTAAACTATAGAGAAATACAATTTGAACAAAAAAAATTAAAAACTTATATAACTGGTAAATATAAAAATCTTTCTCGTGACCTTAAATTACCACCAGATAAAAATCCACATCATTGGAATTATGCTTTAATTGAAGATATAATTATTTTAAACAAAAAATTTCATAGATTTCTTCATCGATACTTAATATTAAATGAAGACACTTTAATATTTACAACAAAAGATGGTAAGATATTGGATTCTAAAGAAAAACATTTAGAATTCATTGAAAAAATAAAATTAATATATTAACTTAAAACATTATGGCAACGAAAGCAGAAGAAGTCCCTTCAAATGATAAAGTACGCAAACCAATACCTAAAAAGAACTTCTCTTTAGATAATTATAAGAAAAAGATTGGAGCACAAGATGTTCCAGACAAACCACTTGAGTGGATAAAATTGAATCCTTCAATGGAAAAAGCTACAGGATTACCCGGATTTCCTAAAGGATATATTTCAGTTCCACGTGGTTATACAAATACTGGTAAATCAACAGCCTTATGCGAAGCAATTGTAAGTGCACAAAAAATGGGCATTTTTCCAATTATTATTGATACTGAAAATAATTTAGGTATTAGTAGATTAGAGACTATGGGCTTTGATTGGAATGGTAATTATATTATTGTTGACAATGAATATCTTCTTGAAAATTTCGGAAAAAAACAAGACCCAAAAAGAAATGAAGCAGCAATTGAAGACATGGCAAAATGTATTTATTTTTTCCTTGATCAACAAGATGCTGGTGATCTTCCATTTGATTTGTTATTTGCAATCGATTCTATTGGTACACTAAATTGTATTAAAACTATTAATGCATTGGAAAAAAATGATTCTGACAATAACATGTGGAACGCAGGGTCCAGTGAAAAGTCATTTATGAATTTATTAAATAATATTATTCCAAACAGTAGAAAAGTTAATAAACCATATACAAATACACTTATAGCCGTACAAAAAATATGGTATGATTCGATGAATAAAGTGATTAAACACAAACATGGCGAAACGTTTTTCTTTGGTGCAAGATTAATATATCATTTTGGTGGCATTTTAACTCATGGTACTCAAAGAGTTATTGCAACCAGCAAAAAGCGTGATGTTGCTTATGGTATTGAAACAAAAGTAAATGTTGCAAAGAATCACATTGACGGTCCGCTTGGTGGTATATCGATGGAAGGTAAGATTATATCAACCCCACACGGATTCGTATTTCCTGATGACCTTGATGAATATAAGAAAAAAAATATATTATATTTTCGTAATATATTTGGCGAAGACACTAATGCAGAAGATATTACCAATAAATTTAAAAAGGTTTCAGGTGATGGAGAAACTGATTCATTTGAAGATGAAGTAGTTGAAAGACTTGATAATACAAAAGATACTGAAGAATGAAAACTTTTGATGAGTGACAAATAAGCCACAAAAAAATTTTTAGTTATGAGGAAAACTAATGGATATTGGACAAAAGAACGCTGTATTGAAGAAGCGTTAAAATACGATAGTAGAACTGATTTTAAAAATAAATCAAGTGCATGTTATTCAATATCAACAAGAAATGGATGGCACAATGAGGTATGTCAACATATGACATATAAACAATTGCCTAATGGTTATTGGACGAAAGAAAAATGTCAGGAAGAAGCATTAAAATATAAAACTAGAGGAGAATTTCAAAAAAAATCAAAATCGGCTTATTCGGTAACGCATATCAATGGATGGTTAGATGAGATATGTCAACATATGACATATAAACAATTACCTAATGGTTATTGGACAAAAGAACGCTGTATTGAAGAAGCATTAAAGTATGAAATGAGAAATGATTTTAGAATTAATTCAAAATCGGCTTACTTGATGACACATAAAAATGGATGGTTAGATGAGATATGTCAACATATGTATAGAGAAGCACTTTTAAGTGATTATTGGACGAAAGAAAAATGTCATGAAGAGGCGTTAAAATATAAAACCAAAAAAGAGTTTAAAGAAAATTGCCGTCAGGTATATGTAATTTCATGCAATAATAAATGGATTGATGAAATTTCTACACACATGTTTTTGTTAAAAAAACCTATTAGTTATTGGACTGAAGAAATGTGTAAAGCAGAAGCATTAAAATATCAATATAAAACAGACTATATAATACATTCACAAAAAGCATATAATATTGCTCAAAAAAATGATTGGAATAAAAAACATTGTAATCATATGATAATTTTAGGTGATAAATATAATAGATTAATATATGTATATGAATTTTTAGATAATTACGCATATGTTGGTTTAACATTTAATATGAAAAAAAGAAATGCAAAACATTTAAGTTTAAATGAAATTAAACTCACTTCTGTGGCTAAACATATGTCTGAGACTAATTTAACTCCAACCTTAATAAAATTAACAGATTATTTGCCTGTTAAAGTTGCACAAAATTTAGAAGATTTTTATATTGAAAAATATAAAAAAGACGGATGGTTATTATTAAATAAACTTAAAGGAGGCGGATTAGGTTCAACAAGAAAAATAATCAGAAAATGAAAATAAGAACATTACTTGTAGATGGCTCATATTTGCTTCAGCGTTCATTTCACGGAGCAAAAGATGTTTATAATAGTAAGGGAATACATATTGGTGGATTATACCAATTTTTAACAACACTTCGTAAGTTAATTAAAGAACACATGATAACAAAGGTCGTTATTATGTGGGACGGTGAATTTGGGGGAAAGGCTCGATATAATATTGATAATCAATATAAAGCCAATAGAATTTCAAAATCTTGGCACAATAAAATTGAATTAACTGATCGTGAAATAAAAATTGAAAAAGAAAAAAAAGACTCAATTCTTTTCCAAAGAACAAGAATTAGGGCTTATCTTGAAGAAATCTTCATAAGACAGGTTGAAATATTGGAAACAGAGGCTGACGATCTTATTGCTGCTTATTGTTTAAAATATAATAATCTTGAAGAATTATTTATCTATTCAAGTGACAGAGATTTTGCACAATTACTGGATTTAAACATTACAATATTATTTCCAAACATCGATCAACCAGTAAATAAAGCAAATTATATGATGTATTTTAATCACCATTATTCAAATGCGTTAATGCTTAAAATAATATGTGGTGACACATCTGATAATATTGATGGTATTGAAGGAATGGGAGAAGATACTCTTTTAAAATATTTTCCTGAAATAAAATTTAAACACCTGACAGTTAGAGAAATTTGTAAAAGAGCAGATGAAATTAATCAGGAAAGAGTTTTAAATAAAAAGAAACCTTTAAAGGCACTTGATAATCTTTTACATAATATCAACAGATTAAAAACTAATTTTCAATTAGTTAATCTAAGAGAACCAATGATCAATGATGAAGTGAGAACAGAACTGGATAATATCGATTCACCATTGTCACT